GTTTCTCCATGGATGCTGTAAGGGCGCTGGTGGAACGTGTCAAGGATAAGTATGAGATCATATACGGTACGGTGTTTGCCGAGGGTGCCCATGCCAAGAGCATGGTGGATATCTATCTCACAGATAACTTCATTCCTGGTGATGAGGATTGGTTCTATGAGTGGAATATCCTGCACCATGGAAAGGATGAGCTGTGCATGTGGGACCTGGATGGACTGCTCTGCAAGAATCCGCCTGATGACAGTGACCTGGTGGCTTATGAGAGATACATCAAGGATCCTATCCCCATGGTTATTCCTACCTATCCCATAGGCGCATTCGTGACATACCGGCTGGAGAAGTACAGGGCGATCACAGAGGCATGGCTGCGCAGCCAGGATGTGCGTTATGGCCGTCTCATCATGTTTGATGCTCCGGACCGTGAGGCACGTAACCGCTATATGTGTGCAGCAGCTTACAAGGCCAAGATATACCGGAATAATCCTGGATTCCTGATGTTCGTGGAGAGTGATACGGAACAGGCTGAGCAGATCCATGTGATGTCTGGTAAACCTGTGTTCTGCTTCGAGAACGGTAAGATGTATAAGTAACTAACTCAAACCAATTAAATACAGTTATGGTATCAAAGAATTTCAAAGTGTGGGATCAGGATAACAGTGTTCCCAAGGTAGAGAAGAAGTTGACGGTCAGCATACGTAAGGACCGTGTAGTGTTCCCGGTAGAGGCACGTAACGCTCTGAAGATAGGAGTGGGGCAGGATGTGACATTCGTGCAGGATACGGATGATCCCATGGTGCTGTTCCTGGTGCGTGGCGGTCAGAACGCCATGAAGGTGGCCACTGATAAGAGCAAGAATCTGCTGTTTGTGAAGGCTCCTCTGATGTGTGAGGAGATATTCCGCCTGGTGAAAGCTACCAGGGCGTTCCGTGTAAGGATATCATCTGTAGCTGAGGCTTTCCCTAAAGGTCCGAATCTGCCAGCTGCAGGAATGAGAATGTATCTGAATGAAGTAAAGCTGAAGTGATATGCTGCTGCAGGTGGAGAATACTCATGACGGATATGTGGTATCCGGAGTATTTGTTGATCAGGATGGCTGTGGCCGCTGGCGTAAGCTCATGAATTTTGGTGGCCGTCAGGGTGACGCTATCTGGGCATGTCATTCATATCTGCCCAGGCTGGATGAGCTGGAGTTGAAGCAGCTGGCCAGCAACTATGATAAGAATGTGCAGTATAAGGTCAGCGGCCTGCAGACAGTGAGAGCAAAGGAATATAAATGAATTTAATTCACTTTTTATACTTACCAATATGATAGATGAGAAAAAGATCCTGAACGCCTACAGGAATGGCAGCCAGGAAGAGAGAGAGTTACTGTTCAAGCTGATGGAGCCGGGTTTCATAGAGGAGCACGTCACTGAACTGGTTCAGAGTTATGAGGATGCAGTGAAGATGGTGGGTGATGACCTGCCTCTGAGCATACTCAGCAAGATGCCTAAGCACCTGCAGGCACAGCATAAGCTGGAGGTGATCACCAAGGCGCTTAACTGCGGATGGCGTCATCCTCAGGACGGAGAGACCTGGTGCTACTACGTATGGGGTTACTTCTATGATCAGAAGGAGATAGCTAAGATGAGCCAGGAGGAGAAGGATGAGAAGATCCTGGTTCTTCTGGGCGGTGGTGCGAATGACGGTGCGCGCTGCGGTCTCGCTTCCGTGTACTCGAATTGCGCCTTCTCGTACTCGTATGTGCTTATCGGCTCTCGCCTTGCATATAAGACTAACGAGCTGGCCACCTACAGCGCTGAGCAGTTCCGTGACCTCTGGGCGGAGGCTCTGTTCTATTTGCCGGTACCGGAAGATGAGAAGAAAGAGGATTAACGGAGTTTTACACCGGCTGCCGGCAGATGACCGTGAGGCTCTGATGGCTGAGATGGACGGTGTGGCCGTTCATGTGAAGCATAAGGGGCGCATGGTTCTGCTGGTACCGGATAACTACAGGTACTATGGCCAGGATACTCATTAAAGGACAGGAGGCACAGAAGCGTGCCATGGATATCCTCTTACAGATAGGAGTAAGAACACTGGGATTCAAGCTCATGCCAGTGAGCCGGGATAGGACTGAGGTAATCAATTTATCAGGGCATTCGATGGAGGATCTGCAGGATAGAGTGTCATTCCTGCTGGAGAGAGCACAGATGGGTGCTGATGATGCAGAAATAATAATCACTAAATGATATGAGAACAGTTATAAAAGTTTGGGAAGGCGCGTCAGATGATGACCGTAAGGACATGGTGGCGCGTATCATGACACAGGGCAAGGTTGCTCCGTCAACAGTGTATATGTGGATGCGTGGAGAGCGTAAGCCTCAGCATCTGTACCAGAAGCTGATACAGACTACCATCCACAAGGTGACAGGTAATTCTATTCCGCTCTCTGAATTATTCCCACAGCCATGAAGGATGACCTCTGTTTAGTAGTAATTCCGTACTATGGAGCAGGAGCACAGGGCCATGAGCTGGACCTGGCCATCACCGGCTGGTTCACTCACTTCTGTCACTCCAACTTTAAGATAGTACTGGTGGGAGAGGGTTTGCCTCATCAGCGTTATGCCGGCAGGGAGGATATCATCCTGATAGAGCGTAAGCGTGTGGAGGGTAAGCCGGGCAGCTACAGGCAGCACCTGGATTATGTGGAGTGCTTCATGGATGTGTATATGAGGTACCACCATCAGACCAAGGGTTTCATATTCACAGCTGATGACTGTTATGCGGTGAATGATTTTGACCTGGCTGACGTGCAGGTTCTGAAGGCTCATGCTCCGGAGTTCACCGGTGATCCGGTGTCTGCTAACGGATGGAAGCGCGACATGGCCAAGACCAGAGTGCTGCTGGACCGTGAGTCCATGCCGTGCGTGAACTTCACCACTCATCTGCCTCAGTGGTATGACTGGGATAAGCTGCTGATGATATACGGCCTCTATGACATGCGTCAGGAGAGCTACGTGTTTGAGAATATCTATTTCAACCAGTTCTGCTCCAGGCGTATCCCGGAGATGCTGGGTGGCCAGGATCGTTACCGCCTGGGCGTATGGAGCAAGGATGATATGCTGAAGGTGCCTGATGCACTTAAGAGTAAGATATGGATTACCAACAGCGTGGCCGGCTGGTGCCGTGAGCTGGAGGAGATCCTGGAGCGTCACTATGAAGATTGCAGGCTATGATTAAGAAGGATGATATTTTTCTGGCCACTGAAGGAGGTAAGACGGTCATCGTGCATTACTATCCTCAGGCATCGGCATGTTTTGGTGGCCGCGGCAAGAACTTCAAGATCCGGGAGGATGACCGTAACCCATCGGCCACTGTTTTTGAGAAGGATGGTGTGTGGTTCCTGCAGGATAAGGGTGGCTCTGATAACAAGGCATACACGGCCATTCAGCTGGTACAGCGTGAGCAGCATCTGAGCTTCGCACAGGCCATAGACTGGATAGCAGCTAAGTTCGCTCCGCATCTCTGCGGCGAGAAGGTGGTAAGCACCAAGCCTCAGCCTAAGATGGAGGAGGTGAAGGCACAGGATATGATATCGGTGCAGCACAGGCAGTCTGGTGAGTTCAGCCAGGCGGAGCTGGATATCCTGGGATATAAGATCACTCCGGAGCTGTGCAAGGATCTGCACCTGGAGCCGCTGGACTCCTATATCACAGCTAAGAACCAGAAGGGTAAGAGCTATAAGGTCTCCAGTACGGAGAATTACCCTATCTTCTACTACAACTACGGCACATGGGGTAAGATATACCAGCCTCTGGGTGATATCAGATTCCTCTATGTAGGTCAGAAGCCGGAGAACTTTGTATTCGGTGATAACGCATTCATGAATGCGTATGAGCGTGCTAAGAACGGCATCTATCCGGGATCTCCGGATGAGAAGCCTGCAGATCCTGAAGAGGAGGGTGTAGAGGTGCCGGCCAAGTTCAAGCATCTGATAATCTGCTCAGGGCCTTCTGATGCTCTCAATGTGCGTGGCGCCAACATGGACTATCATGTATGCTGGCTCAATTCTGAGACTGCAGATCTGAGTGAGTTTGAGCACGCCAACATGGAGCATATCGCCGATAAGCTGTATATACTGTATGACATTGATGAGACCGGCCTGGCCAATATGTACCGTATTGCGCTCAGGTACCTGGATATCCGGATCATCCAGCTGCCGGCAGAGCTGAAGCGTTTCAATGACCGCAAAGGTAAGCCGTGCAAGGATGCGAAGGATTTCTTTGTTCACTTCCGCCGTCCGGAGAATCCCAATCCCAGGAGCCTGTTTGCAGACCTGGTTAAACTCTCCGGCAGCCTCATGTTCTGGACCAGGAAGGAGACCAGGCAAGGATGGCAGTATGACGTGAATAACGAGCAGCTGTATGCGTTCCTGTCTGCAGCCGGATTCTATAAGATATCCTCCATGTCAGAGAAGAAGGGTTATGCCTATTGTCATATCCAGGATAACGTGGTGACGCTCTATGATGAGACGGCCATAGGCAGCATGTGTGCAAGCCATCTGATGGAGTATCTTAAGACTCATCCTAAGTACTGGAGCCAGCAGCTGGCCAACTGTCTGTACCGGTCTGCCCAGATGGATCCGAAGTCACTGAGTCACCTGCAGATGGTGCATCCGGATTTTAAGAACTGGGATGTCAAGAAGGATATGCTGTTTTTCCGGAATGGTATATTCTGCGTGACGGATAAGGGTATCAGTAAGATGAAGGCTGAGGACTGCCCATGTATGGTGTATAGCGATAAGATCCTGCAGCATGACCTTACCGTAGAGGAGCCGTTCTTTGATATAGACTACTCTGATGAGATGAAGGCTCTTATGGCTCGCCTCCGTGCCTGTCAACCCCGTACCCCAGAGTATATAGCTACGCAAAAAGAAATTGACGCTCTGAACAACAGTGGGAAATATCGGCTGATCATCAAGCGCAGAGACCTGAGTTTCATGCAGTACCTGTATAACACCGGACGTACCTACTGGCGTAAGGAAGAGATGGGCATCCAGCTGAGCCAGGAGGAGATGGCAGAGCAGGATCTGCACTTCATAAACAAGGTCATGGCTCTGGGATATCTGCTTACCAAACATAAGAACGCCGGCCAGCCGTATGCTATCTTCTGCATGGAGACGGAGCAGAGTGATGAAGGTACCCATCTGGGTGGTACCGGTAAGTCTCTGTTTGCATCGTCCATGGAGGTGCTGCGTTCCCAGCTCTTCATTGATGGCCAGGGCCTGGATCAGAGTCATGGTCAGTTTATGCTGCAGGGTGTCATACCTGGTGTGACGGATTACATATTCATAGATGATCTGAACCGTCAGATAGATCTGCATAAGTTCATGCCTATGATCACCGGTAAGATGGTAGTCAACCCTAAGAACAGAGCTGCTTTCACTATTGACTTCAAGGACAGTCCGAAGGTGATATTCACCAGTAATCATGCGGTCCAGGGTTTTGATGCTTCGCTCAGGAGACGTACCTGGTTCTGTGCGTTCAGTGACTACTATCATGCTGATGACGTACAGAAAGGTATGAAGGAGAGGAGTCCGCTCAGTGAGTTTGGTAAGAACCTGATCTCTGACTATGATGATAAGGAGATGAACAGCTTCATCAACTTCCTTATGAACTGCATGACCGTATGGAAGAGAATTAACGTCCGGATCCAGCCGCCGATGAAGGAGATAGAGAAGCGTATCATGCAGCGTAACCTGACGGATGAGTTCCTGTTCTGGGCAGATGACTACTTCACTGAGGAGCGTCTGAACTGCCTGGTCAATAAGGATGAGGCGTTTGATGCTTACAAGCAGACTCTGAATCCTAAGTTCGCTCAGATGATGAAGGCCAGAACCTTCAAGCAGAAGCTCATTCTTTACTGCAGCTATAAGGAGTGGAAGTTCAATCCTCAGTCCATGCTTACCAGTGAGACAGAGCGTAGCCGTAATGACATCCGCCGTAAGGTTGATGGTAAGGAGAGTTACTTCTTTTACATAGATACGAAGGGTACCGTTCCTGATGCTCCGGCGTCAAAACTAGTAAACCGGGAAACTGTGATAGATGAAGAAAAACCTCCATTTTAGAAAATCGGCCTCTGGGGGGTGTCTGAGGGGGGTATAACTTTTGCTAAAAAAATAACTCACTTTTCTTTGACTTTTTGACGCCAATAGAGAGTAATCTATTATAAAGGATTGATAATAAAGTAGTTAAACGGCGTCAAAACTCGGCGTCAAAACCGCGTCAATGGAAAGTGACTGACGCAGAAGGCTTATGAGAGGGATTTTGTTCCGAAACAAACTGACGCCACTCAGTATCAGAGAGTTAGGTGGTTTTTAGCGAAAATAGGGTGTCAAACGGCGTCAAATCATTTTGACGCGGATAAAGAACTGATTATTAACTGATTAAAAAAGCGGCGTCAAAGCGTCAAAACTTTTGCACTTTTTACGCTTGACGGCAAAAACACCAAAAAAATGGAGAAAATAGCCAGACCTTTATGTTATCAGAATATAGGTGGTGAACGCCATCAGCTGTGGTGGTATAATTATGTGCCAGAAGGCATGCGCCTATGTAAGCCTGAGGAGATCCGGTATGGCCTGCTGGTTCTTAATAAATGGGTGGAGAGTGAAGGCTATGCTACTCTCTATGTGGATGATCAGGATATCAATGTTCTCAAGAATAAGATACGTGCCGGCTATCCGGTATATGTCAAAGAGTCAAGTATAATGAATAAGTAATTTTGTGTGGACTATGAAAGGAATGGTTCTGGATGTCAATGTAGGCACGTTCCTCAGGGCATGGGTTATACAGTCAGAGGGAAGTGACTCAGTACAGCTGGGCCGTACATCAGACCTCTGGGGTTTAGTTAAGAGTAACCTGGTGGTGGCCAGCGCTACTGACATGTCTATGATTGCCAAATCTGATGAGTGTATTCATGTGTATCTCTATGACTGCAAGGGCAGCAAGACCTGGAGTACAGTGGAGGAGAAGCACATCTATATGAATACCATGTTCAGATGTTATATGACAGAGCAGGGGCATTACTACTTCCGCCGGTACCTGGAGCGTCAGCTGAAGGTGAGCTTCTATGCTTATATGCTGGGTAACTTCAATGTGAGTGACCGTAAGATCAGTGATACCATCACGGATTTCCTGGTGGATTTCCAGCTGCCCATTGATAACAAGAGGATAGCAGCTCTGACCAAAGCATGGTACCGGTTCCGTCAGACTACGGATAAAAAATTCCGTGTTCCGATATTTTTTTAATCCCTGTAATGTCTTGATTTTATTAACATTAAACCAAAAAATGATGTCTAAATTAGGTATAAAAAAAATTGAATGCGTGAAGATAGAGGATGTGTCGGATTATTCATTCATGCCGGCTGGATCCAAAGTTAGGATAAACAGCTTCCTCAGCTCCGGAGCTACAT